GATATGATGAGAAAGTTAGCACAACAAGATACACCAGATGGTCGTAAAGTAAAAGAGTTATTATCTAAAGGTGAGTTTGCACCAACAGATATTGTTATTAAAGCTGTTAAAGAAAGACTAAAACAAGATGACGCTAAGTCAGGTTATATCTTTGATGGTTTTCCAAGAAGTGTAGAACAAGCTGAAAAGATGAAAGAACAAAATATTGGATACAATCATGTGTTTAATTTAAAAGTATCTGAAGAAGAAGTTATAAGAAGATTAACAGCTAGAGGCCGTGCTGATGATAAACCAGAGATAATTAAAAATAGATTAAAAGTCTATCATCAAAAAACAAAACCATTATTAGATTTTTATAAAGACGAGATTGTAAATATTACAGCAGAGGGAAGCACTCCTGAAAAAATAGCTGATGAAATTATATTTGAAATAACACAAGTACCAAGAAAAAAATGAAACATTTTAAAACAATACACGAAGAATATATTTTAGAAGGTGTCTATGACCCAGGTATCTTTAAGGCTTTCTTTTTAGCAGGTGGACCTGGCTCTGGTAAGACTTTTGTTACTCAAAGTGCTTTTGCGGGTACAGGATTAAAGGTAGTTAATTCAGATACAGCATTTGAAAGAGGATTAAGACAAACTAACTTATCATTATCCATGCCACCAGAAGAAGAATACTTTAGAAATTTAATAAGACAAAGAGCAAAAACAACAACTGCAAACGCACTTGACATTTATATGAGAGGTCGTTTAGGTATTATAATAGACGCAACAGGTAGAGATTATGGTTTAGTTAATGCGCAAGTCAATTCATTAAAAGCAATTGGTTATGATTGTTATATGATTTTCGTAAACACAAATTTAGATGTGGCACTTGAAAGAAATAGAAAAAGAGAAAGAACGTTACCTGATTATATTGTAAAAAATAATTGGGATAAAATACAAAGAAACATAGGTGGATTTCAAAGAATATTTAAACCACAAAACTTTTTAATTATAGACAATAATAGAAGTGAACAAGAATTAATAACCAACGTATTAAATCAAGCGGCTAGATTTGTTAAAAACAATTTAAGAACGCCACCAAACAATCTAATTGCTAAAAATTGGATTGCAAGAGAGTTGGAAATAAAAAAAAGAACATGAAAAGATTTAAAGATATACACGAAACGATAGTTAAAGTTGATGGTAAGTATAGGTTGCTTTCTAAAAAAGGAAAGAACTTAGGTACGTATGATACTAAACAAGGTGCTATTGATAGAGAAAAACAAGTGCAATATTTTAAACATAGAGGAGAAGAAGTAACAGAATCTATTATTGATATACCAAGACGTACTTATGCGCCTGGTGTGTTTGATGACGCAGATACAAAAGACCCAAAAATTAAACCAAGTGTTAAAAAACTTATTGATGAACAACTTAAAGATTTTGAAAAAGATTATCCTATAATTAAAGTATCACTAATAGGTTCTATTTTAACAAAGAGATATAGAAATGATGCTGATTTAGATATCAATGTATTGTTTGATGTTCCAAAAGAAAAACAAGAGGAAGAACGAGTAAGACTTTCTAAAAAATATCTTTCTGCCTCTAATCCAGACAATATACAAGGCAAAGAAATACCAGGAACTAAACACCCAATTAATTTTTATTTTATCACGGATAAAAAAACATATGACGATCAAAACGAAAAGGCAGACGCTGTGTTTGACATAGAAACAAACAAGTTTATTAAACGACCAGAAGACTTTATTTTTGATCCAAACTTATATGTAAAAGAGTTTGAAAGAAAAGTACAAGAATTAGATGTAATCAAAGGCGAACTTAAAAGAGATATAATTGATTACAATGAATTACAAGAATTAAAACCTAATGATATTTTAGATTTACAAGATAAAATTAATGAAAAATTAAATGAAATAGAAAGTGACATAGAGCAAATTATAAAAATAGGTGACACTATTGAAACTGAACGAAGAGCAGCATTTGATACAGATATGTCACCAGATGAGATTAGACAATTTGGTATTAAAAATAGATTGCCTAAAAATGTCATCTATAAGATGTTAGAAAAATATCACTATTTAAAATTTTATAAAAAATGTAAAAAGATTTTAGAAGACGGTGAAGTTTCAGATAAAGAAATAAAAGACTTAGAAATGCACGAAGATATAAACTTAAATGATATTAAAATGGCAGCTCAAAAATTTGTTCTAAGTATAAAGGATAAACTAAAAAATATATTAACAACTTCTAAACGATATGAATATGCTGCTAAAGTTTTACAAGATGTCATTGATAGAAAGAAAAAAGAAAGAGCTAAAGAAGGATTACCGCTAAGACATGATATTGGATACTATGCTGCTGCTGTAGCAAATACGTTTAAAGATATCGATCCTAGAAAATTACAAACAATGATAAAAGAAGAACACATAGAAGAAGCAAAAGAAAAATCAATTGCCTTTGCGTTTGGTCGTTTTAATCCACCAACAATAGGACACGAAAAATTAATACAAAAAGTTGCAAGTGTTCCGGCAAACGATTATAGAATTTACATTAGTCGTAGTCAAGACCCTAAAAAGAATCCATTGTCGCCGAATGATAAATTAAAAGTAATGAAAGATATGTTTCCTCGGTATTCAAGTAAGATAGAAATTATACCATCTAATATGGTTTTAGAATTAGCAACTAAACTTTATAATAAAGGATATACAAAGGTCATTATGGTTTCTGGTAGTGATAGAGTAAGAGAATTTGAAGACATATTAAAGAAATATAATGATGTAAAGTCACGTCACGGATATTATAATTTTGATAATATTAGTGTAGTATCAGCTGGGGAAAGAGATCCAGATGCTGAAGGTGTGTCAGGTATGTCAGCAAGTAAGATGAGAGCCGCTGCTGAAAAAGGTGATCTAAAAGCATTTAGTCAAGGAGTACCATCTTCTTATAAAAATGTACCAGTTCTAATGAAACTCGTTAGACGAGGAATGAATTTAGCAGCTGCAACAGATTATGGAACTTCAGGCAGTGTTGGAGCATTTTTAGGATATAGAGAAAAACCAATTGCAAGCTTAGAACAGTTTGAACAACAACAAATTAGAGATTTATATATTAGAGAGATGATCTTTAATATAGGAGATAAAGTAGATTATGTCAAAGAAGACATACAAGGAATAGTAAAAAGACGAGGTACAAATTATGTTGTACTCGAAGATAACAATAACAATTTACACAAAGCATGGATATGGGATTGTATTCCGATCGCAGCAGATAGAGAAATAGAAGTGAGAGAATATAACTTAGACGTTGATTATGGGTTTAAGGCAGTATCTGAAATTATAGAAGATACAGATAAAACTCCACAAGATAAAACTGTTGGTAAAAAACCGGGAACACAACCTAAAAAATATTACAAAGACTTATCAAAAGGCGAAAAAGAAAAAAGAGCAGACTTCTTCAAAAAACAAAAATATAAGAAAAGTGATGATGAAGATGATTACAAACCAGCGCCAGGAGATAAAGGAAAAAAAACTAAACCATCTATACATACTCAAAAGTATAAAAAGATGTTTGGTGAGTTAAAAAAAGAACTATCCGATGCTTGTTGGAAAGGATATAAACAAGTAGGCATGAAAGACAAAAATGGAAGACAGGTACCAAATTGTGTACCTGAAGCGTATGATATAGGGCATGATTATGCTCAACATACAATAAAAACAACACCAGGACAACCTGGATATGACCCTAATTATAAGGGTAGCGAATACAAACCAAGTAAACCAGAAGATAATAAAAAAAGAGTTTATACTGATGTTAAAAAGGGATTAATTGATAGAGAAAGCGTAAATCAAAAAGATATTGAAGAATGGGCTTTATCGGATAATACAATACATAAATATAGAGAACGATATAAAGAACAATGGCGTTCTAAATTAGACGAAGTTGTAAAAAGAATGGTAGAGAAGCTTAATGAAGACTTTTAAAGAATTTGAAAAGATTGATAAACTTTGTGAAGAATGCATATTTGAGCATGAAGCTGAAGGTATTTACGAAGCAGAATATCAAGGTAAAACAGTAAAATTAAATGACCCGATTAGAGGGGGAAGTAAAAAGTTTTATGTTTATGTTAAGAATGAGAAAGGCAATGTTGTCAAAGTATCATTCGGTGACACTACAGGATTAAGTATTAAACGAGATGACCCAGCTAGAAGAAAATCTTTTAGAGCTAGGCATAACTGTGACAATCCAGGTCCTAAATGGAAAGCAAGGTATTGGAGTTGTTATCAATGGAGAGCAGGAGCAAAGGTAAATAACTAATGAGCAGATATAGAAAATCAATGTCAGAACTTTTAAATCAAGTTAGAGGCATTAACAAAAATGAAGCAGTAGATGACCACGAAATATCAATGGCAAGAGGTGAGTTAGAAGCTATTGCTGACAAAGCAACACAACTTGCTTCAATGTTACAAGGTAAATCAGAT